ATTTTGATGGTGTGTGCTACGCCATTGTGTGCTGTCGTTACACTGCTTTGAAAATTCTTTGTGTAGTAGTTGATCTAAATAATCTAAATCTGTTTCGCTAAGTTGCGCTATTTTTGAAGTGACCATATTTTTCCTCCCAGGCACGTTCGAACTGTTCGCTGTAGTCAGAGAGAGGCGCACCGTTTGCTCCATCTGCCCATAGGCGTTTGAAGTAACTTTCTGCGCAACTCATAACTGTTTGTGGATTGGCTTCAAGATGACCTTTGACCATGAAGAATATTCTATATTCTTCTTTAAGATCGCTAGCATCATTGACTTTTAGCATTGTAACCTTTCATTGCTGTGGTAACATTTGTATTTACTCAAATACTTAATGCTGGCGCTAACATTATTCTTTAAAGGTACCAAAATAAGATTTAGCATCTTCTGGAATAACTTTAGTAGGTCTTAGTTTTCCTGCAAGAGTAAATGTTTTAAACCAATCTTTAATTTTATAAAGTTTAGTTGATTCACGTCTAGCAAGTCTTTCTAATTCTGGAGTGGGCTCAGTTACAACTAACTCAACTGATTCCATATCAGGAGTAATAAATGTAACCATAGCTAATGGATCACCTTTTTTAATTACATACTCTTTATTAGAATTTGGAGTAGTAAAGAATGTATAATGCCATGCTCGTAACCAGTTATAAATATCCATCATACCTAGCATCATATTTGGCATAGGACTGTTAGGATGAGGCCAAAACATAACTTTAGTGCCCGGTGTATCAGTAGCAAACATTATGTCACCTGCTATCATTTGTACGGTACCATTTTCGTATATAACACTATGATTAACTGCTTCACTATCTCGAACATGCCAGTCTTGATCGATTCCGGTATCTTTTTTATGAAAGCTAATTGTTCCATCATCAAGTATTATAAATCTAAAATCTAATGGACTTATGTATTCAAAAGTATTTTGTCTAGCTATTTTTGTAATAGGACATATACTTGCACCATCTGTTACTCCGCCATACAAGGCTTTTGATGTTACTTTGCGCAACATAGGATGTAATAGATCACTATTAGGGTATCTGTATTCACCTGCTACAGGTGCTACTACTGCAACTTTTATTTTTTTCATTTACATTGAAGACTTTCGTTCTTGTATTTCTTTACGTCTTTCTTTTATTAATTTAGTCATATCAAGCAATGCTTTTCTTGCTCTTGGCGCTGCTGCTTTAATACCTTTATCTTCAAATAATTCAACTTCCTTACAATAATATAAGAAAGTTGCTTTTAATTCTTCGTGCAAGTTATTTTCCATAACTATGTTGCCCTGTAATTAGATTATATATTTCTTTCCAGTTTTGTACTGTTAAAGCATTGCCTGTATAATTTTGATTAAAATTATGATTTATCAACACAGAATTTAAACCAAACCGTAGTCCACAATCTGCATTCTCAGGCTTATCCTCGATCCACCAACATCCTGTTCCTTGATATTTTACAAGTTCGTCATCTTTATCTGCGCCTGTGTCTAAGTAGACATATTTTTCAAATGCAGTATCTCCAAATAACTCACGTAAGTTCTTTGTACGCAAATGACATGCATATTGATCAGTACTTAAACTAGTAATGGCATGAAAAATGTACCCATGTTCTTCATGTAATTTACGGATGTACTTAATAGCATCACGCAAAGGAGGAAGTTTTCGAATAGCTGCACTTTCGTTGAACATTCGAACTAGACGTTTTGCTTCTTTTGCGTCTAATCCGTACTTTTGATCCATTTGATATTGACTGTTATCTATAATTTTATAGTCGTGTCGTGCCATCCATTGATCGAAAGCGTACACCCAGTCAAGGATAACACCATCGCAGTCTGTTAATATAACTTTATTTTTCATAATTGCCTCTCTAGTTGCCTATTGTGTTCTTATTATAACATAAGCTTTAGAGTTTGTCAAGTTTTATTAGCCAGCAAATACATTTGGACTTCCTGCGGCAACACTTGTGCAAGCTGTTACTGCATCGCCAACTCTACCTGCACCTTTATTATTACAAAATACAGTCGTAGATCCTATAGTGATAGGTGCGGCATGAGTAGGACACGGATTACCAGGAAGCAAGTGTCCGGTATTATTATCTCCTTGCCTACTCCAAGGAATATTATTTACAAAGACATTAGGTGAGCCTTGAGCTCGCGTCATTCCTGAGCAGTGCGGTACATCTGCATCGCCAATTCTAGTTGCTGCGGGCATGTTCTATCTCCATTAACTTTTCTAATCGAGCAGGCCATTGTTCTATTTCATCATGCTGCTCTTTAGTATGTGGAGGCTCAGGTATTTCTGGTAAAAACTTTATCACATGATCGAAGTCTAAAGGAATAGAGTTATAGTCAGTATAAGTTTCTAACTGATTATTCCTTAAGATTATAAATTCGTGTGCCATAAATTACCTACACCATCTGTATGCCTGTTGTACTAGAAACATATTGTTTAGCCATCTCGCCATCTGTTTTATGAACAAACATCATACTAGTTTTATTTAGTTTGACTTTTGAGTCTGGATGAATTGTAAATGCAAACGGACCTAAACCTACACCCTGTCCAGATGCCATAATAGCCATAGGTTTTTGAACTGTAATAGTATTTGTATCTTCTTCAACAAAGCGAGCAACAATTTCTTCACCTGCATTTGTTTTTAAAGTAATAGTTTCATTTGCTTTGTAAGGCGCTTCGATAATCATAATGTGTGTCCTGTTCCTGTGTAGTTTGTATCTTCAATATATGCTGTAAATTGTTCGTAGCCGCCTACTTTGAGTCCGTTGACTACTATCTGCGGGAATGTACGTGCTTCTGGAAACTCTGTAAGCACTTCGTCTCTGTCAAAGTCTTTTCCAAGTTCTCTGTATTCAAACTCGTATCCACGCTGTTCGCATAGTGCTTTTGCCTTTGTGCATGATGGACATGCTGGCTTTCCCCATATATAAATCATAAGCTGAATCCTTTAAATGTGTCTTCACCTACATCCTGTTTAGTGCCGCCGCTTACATACGAACTAATCTCAGTTTCCTGCGGTGCAACTTGCACTTCAGCGCCACTAATCCATTTCTGTGTCCATGGCAGAGGATTACTTTTTACATTATACGGACTTTTAAGATTAACATTAGTCATTCTGCGTGTGCAAATAAATTCAATATACTGTCCTAGTAGTTCAGTATTCAAACCAATCATTGAACCATCTTTGAACAAATACTCTGCCCATGTTTTTTCTTGATCAACTGCATCAACAAACATCTGAATACACTCTTCTTCTGTTTCTTCAGCAATTTTAATAAAGTCCGGGTCATCTTTCTTTAGAAGCTTTAGTAACATTTGTGTTGAAGCAAGATGCAAGTTCTCATCTCGTGCAATCAATTTAATAATTTTAGCATTGCCTTCCATCTTCTTTAATTCTGCAAATGCCCATGAACATGCAAAGCTCACATAGAACCGCACACCTTCTAGAATATTAACACTCATTAGTGTAAGCCATAACAGTTTCTTTAGCGTGTAAAGATCAACTTTAACCTTCTTGCCATTTACTGTATGTGTGCCTACACCTAATAGATTATAGTAACTACTCAGTTCAATCAATTCATCATAGTATTTTGAAATGTCTTCTGCACAATCTACAATAGGTCCGATAGACATAAGTTCATCGAAGATTTTAGATGGGTTGTTATATACATTACGAATAATATGTGTATATGAACGTGCATGAATTGTTTCACTAAAGGTCCATGTTTGGATCCAGTTCTCAATCTCTGGTAACGAAACGATAGGAGTAAATGCTTCTACAGGTGCCCTGCCTTGTACCGAGTCTAGTAAGATTTGACGTTTAAGATTACTTGTAAAGATATGACGTTCGTGGTCAGTTAGCGATTTAAAGTCCTTAGAATCTTGGTAGATATCTATTTCTTCCGGGCGCCAAAAGAACCCTAGCTGTTTATCTGTCAGCTGATCAAACTGTTTGTATTTTAGTGTGTCGTAACGTTGGATTGTAGGCCCGCCGCTCGGGTCTAAGAAAGCTGTAACTTTCGTATGATCGACCCTGTTTTCTACGTCAAAAACGCTCATGTGTGTATCCTCTTTTATATTTATAGTTGAATATAACATGCTCTTTGGAGCATGTCAAGTATTAAATTGTGCAACTTTCGCACTCTTCGTCATCAACAACATGATAACCATTTACCTGGTGACCATTAGTTTCAGGTTCAGATGCTGATGCTGTCATTTTATCTGTATCAAGTTCTCCTTGACCATCATATGTATTAAAGTAATACAATTGCTTGCCGCCTAGTTTATAAAACATCAACAAATGCTGCAACATAACACTCATAGGAATCTTTTCATCTTCGTAGAATGTTGGGTTGTAACTTGTATTAACTGAAATACCTTGGTCAATGTACTTCTGTAACACTGCCATAATCTTCAAGTAACCTTCTGGCGACTGTTGATCCCATAATAAATCATACTTGTTCTTTAGACGTTTGAACTCTGGCACAACCTGCTTTAGAACACCATGCTTTGATTGTTTTACACTAATAAGCGAACGTGGCGGCTCAATGCCGTTGGTTGCATTTGCAATCTGCGCACTTGTTTCACTTGGCATAAGTGCCATTAGTGTTGAGTTACGAATGCCTGTGTCTTTGAGTTGCTCACGCAATCCTTTCCAGTCCATACGCTCTACATGTGGAATGATTTCATCTAATGCTTTTGCGTATGTTTGATTTGGAGTAATACCATGTCCGTATTTTGTTTCCATTATACCACTAGGTGCGCCTTGCTCTGCTGCTAGGTCAGCACTTGCTTTAATCAAATAGTACGACCATGCTTCTGCATACTCATCTATTAGTGCAAGACCGTCTGCATCAATACCTTGATAGGTAAGATCGTGTTTGGCTAGAAAATATGCAAAATTAATAATACCAATGCCTAACGGACGGCGTTTCTCTGTAGATAGTTGTGCTGCTACGATAGGATAGTTCTGATAAGATAGCAATGCATCTAATCCGCGAACTGCTAAACGTGCTACTTTTTCAAAGTCACTTGGCTGTTTAATGTTACCCCAGTTGATAGCACTTAGAGTACATAGACTAATCTCACCTTCTGGATCGTTTAGATCTTTCAACGGCTTTGTTGGTAAGTCAATTTCTGCGCATAAGTTTGATTGTTTAATAGGTGCAACGTCAGGAAGGAAACTGCCGTGTTCGTTAGCATTATCAACATTCTGTAGATAGATACGACCTGTGTTCTTACGCTCTTCCATAAAGCTACTGAATAAAGTTGCTGCCTTAACTGTTTTCTTACGTAGTTTTGTATTGCGTTCTGCTGTTTCGTATAGCCTGCGAAACTCATCTTGGTCTGCATAAAATGCATCATAAAGTCCAGGCACATCGGCAGGCGAGAAAAGAGTTATATCGCCGCCTGTGATAAGTCTTTCGTACATAAGTTTGTTAAACTGCACACCGTAATCCATGTGACGCACACGATTTTCTTCTGTGCCTTTGTTGTTCTTTAGCACTAGCATTTCTTCTGCTTCATAATGCCAAATAGGATAATAAATTGTAGCTGCTCCGCCACGCACACCGCCTTGGCTACATGACTTTGTTGCTGCCTGGAACATTTTATAGAAAGGAATAATACCTGTGTGGTATGCATCGCCCTTGCGAATAGGCGAACCAATAGCACGAATGCTTCCGCCGCCGATGCCAATGCCAGCTTTTTGACTTACATATTTAACAATGCTACTGCTGGTAGCGTTAATGCTATCAAGACTATCATCAGTCTCAATAAGAACGCAGCTGGAGAACTGTCTTTGCGGAGTTCGTACGCCAGCCATAACAGGAGTAGGCAAACTAATGTCGTGTAAACTAATGGCATCGTAATATTCCTTTATCCATCGTAGGCGTTCTGATGTTGGATACTTACTAAAAAGTGTTGCTGCAATCAGTATATAACACATTTGAGGTGTTTCGAATATCTCTTTAGTTACTCTATTCTGACAAAGATACTTGCCACGTAGCTGTTCCATAGCAACATAAGTTAGATTCTCATCACGCTCATGTTTTATGAATGAATCAATCTTTTCCCATTCGTCATCGTCATAGTAAGAAATGAGGTCAGGATCGTAAAAGCCTGCTTCGGTATTCCTTTGCACAAGTTCTTTAACTGTGCATGGTTCGTAATCATCATAAACTTGTTTACGTAGCGCATAGTTAATAAGACGTCCGCCTACAAATTGATAGTTAGGTGTTTCTTCTGAAATAAGATCTGCTGCTGCTTTGATTAAAGTTTCTTGAATCTCATTTGTATTCATACCGTTATAAAATTGGATTTGACTTTTGATTTCTACCTCACTCGGACTAACGCCTGTAATATTATCTGTAGCATAAAACACCACCTTGTGCAGCTTTTCAATATCAAGACTCTCTTTACGTCCGTCTCGTTTGGTAACTTGAATCATAACTTCTTCCTCTTTGTAAATATTAGGTATTTATAGGATCTTAGGGATCCTATATTGTCTTTCGACTTTTAAATTTTTAGGCAGCTGGGTTTTTAAAATAACTTTAGAATCATTATACCCTATGCAATTTTGATTAAAAATAAGAAGTGTTTTGGACTCACTTCTTTCCTTATCATGTACAATATGTATCTCGGCAGCATGGTCAGAAAAACGTTCAGTTAACTGTAAAGTGTAGCAGATAGCAAGTATCTTCACGAAGGGACAATAAATATTTTCTTCAATTATTTGCCAAGGAGTTGGCCATAAATCTTGATTGTAAGGATCGATGGCAATGTTTCCTATAGGAGCATCTTGCCAAAATTCCAAAACATCTTGATATGGCGTTTTAGAGTCTTCGAGAGTCTCTCTAAAAGTTTTCCATTCTAGAAGTCGATCTTCATATTTTTTTAGGAACATCTTAACCTATTTTTGAGTGTACTGTCCAGTAAAATTCTGCACTATCTGATGTGCTTCCGTCGTTGTTTAAGTTTAACACAGAAACCTCTAATGTGTCAAGTGAATTTCCACCATTAAATGATTTTAATTCTGCAGAGAAAGTTAAGTATTCGTCAAGTAATGTATCACCTACAAAATCATAATCGTCAACAAGAGATATTTGCCCTGCGGGATCAATTAACTGATCTGGATTAATTACAAAAGACATTGTTCCTTGTCTCATTCCGTTCGTGGTGTTACTTACATATAAGTATTCTAATCTAAAAGCTTTTTTACTATCTACTGGTAATCTAAATACTACAACTGGGTCAGTATATTGCACTAAACTAATTTTGTTTACGTATTCGTTAGTTGCAAATACTTCACCTGTTATTTCAGGAATATAACTATCTGTTAAAAATCCTTGATCATATGACAAAGATCCGGATCTACTGAAAAAGTCGTCGGAAGTATGGTTACCTACTGTTTCATAATTTATAACAGCATGTTCTGCAAGATTTTCGTTACCGCCATTGTTGCCTACTAATGTAAATCTATTTCCAGTACTTAGATTATTTTTACCATTAGTAATCCATATACCATGTTTATCAATATCAGTAAATTCTGAACTAGATATTGTATTATTTGATGGTCCTGTTCTTTCTCCGCTCGATGCTAGATTACTATCTTTACCAAATTCAACACCATAACCTAAATTAACGAAACTACATTTGAACCATAAGTTTTCTTGTACATCAAAAGTTGACTGTATTCCATAATTAAAATTCTTTATACTTACATTTTCAAATAAGTTTTTACTTGTACCAGCTGCACCTAGTGTATTTGAAATATTTAACTGTATTCCTATACTAGATGTATTATCTGCATCGCCGTTTGAAAATGCTCCAGTAAGCTCAATATCTCTAAAAGTACTATTTTTACAATTTTGCAATATTAAGGCTGTCTCTGTTGTTGTTATAGTCATGCCCGATAATTCAATATTTTTTGGCTGATTCTCTGATGTAGTACTTGCATCTGTTGCAGGAGTTCCTGGAACACTAGTTCCGTTTACTGTTTTAAATACAGGACCTGCATTGTTTTTAGTTATTTCAGTTTTACCTGTGCCGGCGCCTCTAATAATTGTTTTAGGAGGTAGATAAATTGTATCTGAAATTACATAGTTTCCAGCTTCTAAATGTAAAACTTGATTTTTGCCTACTACATTTAAGAAGAGTTGATCTACTGCTCTTTGTAGTTCTGCTGTTTGATCACTGCCATCTCCATTAGCGCCGAACGAACGAATGCTCACTCTGTCATCTAATCTATCTTGAAGTGTTCTTTCAATTGGTGTATTTTCAAAATCACCTGTTTGAATATTAGTTCCGTCGCGATACACGTAATTATTAGCTAAATCAAAAAGATCATCGTGTTCACTAAGTAGTTTTGTATTTCCTACATAAGGAGATCCTTCTGATACACTGCCATTACCTATGTATAATTCCTGTGTATCTATTGCCCAGCCAAACTCTCCCGAAGCAAGTTGCGGAAATCCTGTACTAGTATTCTTTCTGCCTCTGCGAATTTGTATTCTTGATATGGAAACGATAGCCAATATTCTCTCCTAATGCATTATTAGTAGTATTTAGCCATGTTTCTCGTAATACTGGCGGCACCTATTCCACCACTCTTGTTCCCATTCTGCAAACTCATCTGGCCATAAATCAAACTGCTGATACTCTAATCCACGGCTGCACATGAAGATATGTCCTTCACGTATGTCTGTGCCATGTACTTCGTTGTGACCTAATGCGTATGCTGTAAGTTGTAGATAATAGTCTTCTACCCACTCAGGCTTCTTAGGCTTGTTTGTTTGCTTAAAATCCATTATGCAGGGGTTGCCTTTGTACTGTCCTACCAAGTCAGTTGTGCCTGCAAAGATACCAGGAACATAAAGCGGAACTTCGCTACCCCAAATCTCATCTACATGTACCATTGCTTCGTCTCGTATAATACAAGCCATCTTATAGGCCTGCTGAGCATAAGGATTGCTGCCTGCGCTTTCTGTCCAAACTCCATTATCGACGTAGTCTTCGAGGTACTTGTGCATACGTGTGCCAACACCCGCCGCTTCAGTTGTAATCTCTTGTGCTTTCTTTTCGCCAACACGCCTGCGCCATTCGTGCAAATGAGTCATATCTTTAGTACCACTAAGGATAGTTGTTACACTTGCTACGGGAGGTCCGCCGGGTGCAGCGTATCTACGCTTGCCATCAACTTCGACACGTTTTAATTTTTCGTACTTGTATTTTTCTATGATTAAACTCACCAGTAGGTTCCTGTTCTTCTATGTACCGGACGTGACATGCATTTATATTCTATATTAAAGCTGACACGCCAGTCTTTATCTTGTTGTGGAGTAGGTTTATGATATAGCCAGTATGGCATAAGGTATAGTTTGTTAGGCTTTGGTTGTAAATAATGTACCCCGTCATCGAGTATATATTCTAAGCCACCATCTGACTCTGGAGGATTTAAATAAAATACTCCATTAATAGTTGTTGTTCTTGCATGATTATGATTTACACAAATACTATGTTCATTGTTTTGTACATAAGTCCATAGTTTTGTAGTATCTATTTGTTCTGTAACTAAGAATTCGTCTTGTATAATAGATTGAAAGGCTGTAGTTACTTTCTTACATAAAAAATCGTTTTCATAGATTACATTATAACCTTTGTCTCTGTCTAGCTTTTTGAAATAGTTATCAACTATATCATCCATGTAGCTGTCAAAGATAGCGGCAACAGGGAAATCGTATTCATAAAGATAATCGCAAATTTTAGTTAACATATTTTCTCCTTATTATTGTTATTATACAATATTGAGAAAATTATGTCAACCTATAAATCTTTAAGATCTACAGCTCTTTTAGCCATTTTAGATACTGCTTTAGGATCTTTCTTTTTGCCCATTGCAAGATCATCATTTTCGGATGATTTTAATTCAATGGATTCTTTATCAAAGTTTTTAACTAAATTTTTAATTTTTAGATCACTGTCATACGCTTGTTTAAAAGTATCATAGTTAAATTGCCCTGTGCCAATATTTTGCAGAAGCTTATCTAATTTAGAAAAACTTACTTTAAATATTTTTTTATCTTTGAAATGATCTAAGACTTGATATAAAGAAACGTTTGATTCAGTTACTTTAGCTTTTTTTTTGAGTGCTGTACTGACTCACGCTTTTCACGGCCTGCTTCTTCTTCTCCGCCTGCTGCTGCTGCATCTGCTTCAAAGTCATCGTCTGCTGGCATTTCAGCATCCATGTCCATATCATCAGTTGGTTCCATGTCGTCCATGTCCATGTCATCAGCGCCCATTGTGTCCATCGGAGCTTCTTCGCCAGTCATCATACCAACACCTGATGTTAATGCATCACGTGTTGTTTCCATTGTAGCGTAAAGTGATTCAAGTGCAGGCTTAATTAAATTTGTGAATGCTTCTGATTTTTCACTACCCATTTCGTCACGGATAGCATCTGCTAGTTCTAGCATTGATTCAGTTTGCATTTCAGCTGTGTCTTCCATCCAACCAGTAACACGGTCAACCATATCTTTTGCTGCCATAACAAGCTCTGCTTCGTCTTCAGCGCCTTCTCTAACAGTTTGTTTAATTGCTTCGTCGATACTATCAACAATATCGTCATCTCTTTCAAGTATTGCAGCATTAACAACATCTAAGAACATTTTATCTTTTTGATATTGTGCAGTTTGTACTGTATCAAAACTTTCAGTTGTTTCTACATTAAAAACTTTAGTACGAAGTTTATTACGAGCATCTAATAACTGCTCTGTAGTAAATTGATCTACATTGATTTTTGTGCCAAATTTTGTTGCAAGGCTTTCGTTAAGCTTTGCTGCTGTAATAGGTCTTGAAAATTCTTTAATCTGCATGTTATATGTTCCTACTGGTATTAATTATATTTATCAATTGTTAAAGATTATGTCGTCTATTTGATTTCTAATATAGTCTGTCTTAGACAGACTGAAATCAAGTCTAATTTCTCTTACTCCACGTACAAATTCATCTGTTGTTGTTTTTATTGAGTGTTGATAAAACTTTACGTCATTTGAATGTTTAAGCAATTCGTGATCTAAGCTCGATACTTTATTTAAAACATTCTTTCCGTCTACTAAATTTTTTACGATTGCAATTGCACAATTTTTAAAGTTTGTTTTTGCTATAGTTGTATTGTGTTCTAGATCAACTATTATATATTCTTTAAATTTATTTTGTCGTATAATATACTTTGATATGCGAATAGTTCTACCTTTAGTATGTGGTAAATTAGCATCTCTTAATATCGAATCCATAATAGATTCTAATTGTTTTATTATATGACGTTTTTTCATTATACCTCAAGAATTATTCTTACAAACATATACACTATTCTTCATACTCACTTTAGTTATTAAACTTTTTCTTATTAACGACTGCAAAGTGAATTGATCTCTTTCATTAAACGAATTATACCAAACAGGTTCGTTGATCTTTTCCAACAAATCTTTTTCTTCATTTGTTGTGTAGATTTCAAAGTTTGATATCAGTTCGTTTATTTTCATATTGTTCTTAGCTGTGCTTGTAATTGCTTTAATTGTTGCTGTGTAGCTTTAATTTGTGCTTGAATTTGTTTCTTTTGGTCATTTTTTGCTTTGTTAGCGGCAAGTGAGTTTACATCAGGTTTTCCCATAGGTTCGCCCTGCATTTGATTAGCGTCTTGTTGTGCTATTGTATTTGCACCATAGCCACCTTTTTCAGGAGGTATTCCTCCTACAACTTCAGATAACTTCATATTTTTCTCCTACGCTTTGCACCGGTTCTTCTATTAACCTTACTTAATCTTCTAGATGCACTACTAAATTTTTTAGTCCGTGTAGTCTTAATTGCTTGCGTCCTTCCTTTTGCTCTGCGTGTTGCTTTCATCGTTTGTGATGCTTTAACTCTTTTAGGTGCAGTGCATGTTGCTGGCTTCGCTACAATTCTACCTTTTCTAGACCCGGAGGTACAACGATACTTGCGGACAACTTTATTGCCTCTTCTGCCAAATATCATTGTGGCGCCTTCGGTTATTTCTTCTATCTTCATCTTCTTTTATTCAACGATTTTAATCTACGGCTTGCAGGGTTAATACGTTTTGTCCTTTTAGCCTTGCGGGTAAGTCGTTTTCCTAAACGTTTTTTAGTTTGTTTAAATTTTACGCTCTTTTTAATATCAGGTGCAGCAAAACATTGAGCTATTTTTGCAACTACTCTTCCTTTTCTGCGCCCAGAGCCGCAGCGATATTTACGGACAATCTTTTTGCCAGATCTTGCCCATACTTGTTTTTCTTCTAATTCATTAAAAAATTCACGTAATAACATATAGTTATTTATCGTGTTATTACATGTTCATTAATAAAACTACTAATGTACTTAAAAGTCCTGCTGTGATTGTTCCGGCGGCTCCGATGATAACCTTTGTCATAGACTGTTGTCCTGATACTATATCATCGTGTATAGATTCAACTTTTTTTTCTATTTTAGTTAGACGTCCTTCTAACACCTCATAACGCTGAGCGCATAAGTCTACGTGTGCTTCTAAGTTTTGTCTTTCTAAGTCAGTAGCAGTGGCCATGATTCTTCCTTTATTAATATTTTTCTTTAAGAAGCCTCTTTAGTTTGCCTTTGTACCTACGTATATTATTTATGCAAATTCGAACAAAATATTAGTGTAATTATTACACTTAGTTTCAAAACATGATTTAGATAAATTTATTGTTTCATCTAGACTGTCTATCATTGGAATATAATTAAAATCATCTTGGAGCATATCTATTGTTAGTCCGCCACCATATTCTATTTCAAATTCAAAAGTCCAAACTCTTTGTTTGTTTTTAAATTTTTTTCCAAAGCCATAATTATCTATCATTATCATTTCTGAATAAGGTGATGTTGAATACAACGGATTAACTCTTAATCCTAGTACTTGTAGAAAGGTTAAAAAATTTTGCTGTTGTTTTGATTCAAGACTATTACCTCTACGATAATTTGTTTCAGTTATATCTAATAGTGTATCTACTTTAAATTTCATACAGTATTTAAGCCATAAAAAAAGCGCCACTGTAAAAGTGACGCTTTGGTGTGACGCCTGTTATAACATCACGGTTCCTAAGGTAAGGAATTATTTAAGCTGCAAATGTTGCTACTAGTGAAATACCAGATACTGCTTCTGCGCCGCCTGGTCCACCTTGTACTGCAACGTGGTTGCCGTCTGCTACACCTTCAACTGCTGCGACTGTGCCGCCGTATGTTGTTGTGATTGCATCACATGCTGCTGCTACTGTGATTGTTCCAGTTGCTACTGCATAGATGTATGTTGTTGGTCCTAGACCTGATTTTGCAACTACTGTTGCATTGTTTGTTACTGCTGCCATTTTATTTCTCCTATTACTCTAATGGCAAAACACGTTCTCTTGTGTTTTGTTATATTGTATTTAGTATAAAAGGAAAAAAAGTAATATAAAGACCGTTTTTTGGTGATTAATTCTTTTTATTTGCACGTTTTTGTAACGTTCTTAGTTGCTGAATGTAAGCAGGACCGCCTGATACAATGTCATCTAACATTTTAATTGCTGGAAGATAACCTTTAATCATTGCACTTGATGCACCTTGATTAGATAAAGCATGTTCGATAAACTTTTTTGTCATCTGTATATTTTCTGCACCTACAATATATTTGTACAATGCCATTTGATCTGTAGATGTTACAATATCAGGTACACTAATTGTAGGTTGATTGTCCTTGACACTAGCTTTTTCTAGATCTTTTATTGCTGCTAATTTTTCAAAATCATCAATTAAATCACTGTTTCTAAGTTTTGCTCTAACTGCGTAAAGCAACTTTGTAACCATTACTCTTTTTTCTTGTTTAGTAATCTTATCGAAGTTTACTAAACTTCTTCTAATCATTTTATATTCTGCGTTTCTAATACGTAGAGAAGCTTCAAGTTCTGTAAAAGTTTTAGCTAATGCTGTTGGCTCGTTCCCATTCTTAAGAGAATTAATATATCTATTCACACTGTTAATCGGAACTCTAATTTGCTTTTTTAATTTCTCAGCAGCATCTGGGTCTTTTAATTTAGACAATGCTGATGTTGGACCTACTAGAAAATACATTAGATTATAGGTGTCAGTTCCCATAATCCTATAATATTTGTACAATTCAAACCCTGCGGTCTTAGTACAATATTTCTTTACTTGATTATTAAAATCTGGAAACTTTCTTAATGTTTCTAACACAAGTAAATTTAAATACAATCTTTCCATACAATCAGAATAAGTTAACTTACGACTGTTACCGTCGTCTTTAGTCATTCTTGCTTCGTGTAGATCTTTAATAAATTCCATTATTTGGCCATTGCCAGTAATTCTTTAAAACGATCTGGAGTCATTTCGGGCTCATGGTCTTTTGACTTCTTGTTAAAAGGAACACCGTCGTCGTCAGTACCTTTGTTTCTAATTTTTGTATTAAGAACCATTTCGTCGTAAACATCTTTAACTGTTGAAAACTCGTAAGCACCTGAACCCATTTTGTTTAGTAGTTCTGCTAGTCTTGAAAGTTGTACATAGTCAACATCATTTAACATTTGACCATCTTTGTCTGACATGTCAATTCTACGCTTTAGCTTTTGTGCCATCTTGCTTGCTGCTCTTTGCTGAGGTGTTAGTTCAAAATTGCTATCAACATCTCTTTCAGTGACTTCATTAATTTTCATTATACTTCCTTAATTTGGTTGCCATCTTGTACGAGGTACAAGTTTTGTTTTACTTTTTTGTGCGACATACCCTTCGCCGCCCTTCTCGCCTTTTGTTGTTGCCTTAACGTCTGCGTCCGCATCGTCTAATTGATCTATGATATGATCTTTTACAGACATAATTTGTTTTACAAGACTAAAAATTGCAGGTAATGCTTTTGGACTTGCATCATTCATTGCTGCAATCTTTGCTTGCTTATTAGTACTTACCTTTGATGTACCTAACCAGTCAAAAAATCCATTCTCGAGATTTTTTAACTGCTGTGTTCTTGTCATATGATTAACATATGTATAAATGATGTTCTTCATATCACTAAGTCCTGGTACAGGTGCAAGGAATTGATCGATAACTTTTCCTGTGCTTTGAGCACGTTTTCTAATTCCTGCTACCTCTTTTGTATCAACTTTAGGTTGATGTGTAACGTAGGTTTGTCCTAATACAACAACATCTGAACTATTGAGTTCTTCTACATCTTTAAAAGGAGTAGCAGACTTTGAACCAAATTCTTCAAGTTTTGTATGAACTACTACACCTACTTTTGAATTCGCTATACGCCTACCGAGTGGACTCTTCATATCAACTGTATATCTTACTAAGTTTGGTTCAAATTCAACTGCGCCATCTGTCTTAGTAAATGGTTTACGAGGACTATATAAAAGATCGCCATAAACATATCCACGGAAGTTTCCAGGAGTTGCCGCCTTCATTATATTGAAGACTTCAGCCATCTCTTCGCCGAAGTCTTTGCGCCACGGTTGTTCTTCTACGCCTTTACCTGAGTTCTGTATAAAACGTGATAAGTTATCTGCTGATGTTGATTTGTTTCTGCCCCAGCCATTCTTGCCTACAAGCACAAAAGTACCATCCGGCTCGCGCCCCCAGTAAATTGTTGGATTGCCGTCCCACTTGATTGATACATCGTCTGAGTTTGAACCTAGGTTATCTAAAATGTCAGCTGCTTTCATTGCACCTGCACTTCCGTTTATGAATACTAAGTCTTCTAAGTGATTGTATTCACGACCCTTAAATTCTTCAGTTAGTACTGCTTCGGTCAGTACTGTGCGGAACTCTGTAAATCTCATAGCATCCTCACACTGTTTAACATATTGCCACTTAATTGTTTAATACGATCAAGTTGTTTATCTTCTAGTGTTGCATATCCTGTTGGAGCAGACTCAGGTATTTCTTTGCCTGCTTTCTCCATTGCGTCTTTCCACGGAGCAATTAACTGTTCATAATCTGGATCTTTTTTTAGTACAGCAAGGATACTTTCAACTGTATGCGTGTCAGGTTCTTTGGCAGTTTTTCCTAGTAATACTTTAGCAATCTTATCCCAGTTGTCAGCAACAACTTCGTCGCCTTGTGCAGGATCAACAACACCAAACTTAGGACTAAACTTTAGTCCACGTCCTCTTGCAATAGCACTTAATAAAATTGCTCTGTCTTTGCCACCAAACTGTGCTGTGCCGCCACGCTTTGATCCACGTTGAAAGTCTGGATTAGTTGTAAACATAAAGTCTGTTTGTACAAACCCGTTTTTGTCGCTGCCTGCAATAGGTGTGCGGAAGTGTACTTGATCGCCTGCATCTTTGATCCAGCCGTCTGTTTTCTTGTTGCCAACATTCATAATGTCTGCTTCTGGAACACCTTGACTCTTGAGCCACGCACTTAATTTAGCAATTAATTGTTCTTTGCTTACTTTGTTTGCATCTGTGTTTAGATCTAAGTCGCCTGAGCTATTCTTTTCAAATGCTCCATCTGGATCATTCTTCTTGCCAGTTGTACCCAACCAGTCTTCTTCGTCAAATGTTAAGCCTGTGATCTTTTCAACAAAGTCAATTGATGCTTGTACATCTTTGGTAGCAATGCGCTGGGTGATAGGACCCTGCTCACTTTTAAATATGTTGCCGCCTTCTTTAAGAATTGTCATTTTTCTTACCTTCAATCATTCTTTGTATACTTCTTCTAAACTTTTTAGGATCGCCAGTCTTTATACTATTAATAAATTTTCTTTCTAAATCAGAAGCTGTTTGACTATCGTATGTGCCATGGATTCTGCCTAATAGATTAATAGCACTTTCAATAATATTATTGGCAGTAGTATCAATCAGATGATCACTATCTTTTTGATGTATGTTGTTTAACTCTTGTAAAATACTTCTTGTGCTACGTTTCATATTTCTTTCCTTATTGTATTTATAGTAAAAAATAAATACAGTATATATTAAAGAAGGGCATCAATAATGGGAATTTCAAAACTGACTATCTTAGAAAAAAGTTTGCTATTTGCAAAACTCTCTGCATTAGCTTATAGTAACGTCACAGACGCAAAAAAGCAAGCAAAAAAGTTTGGATTTACAACAACAGAATTTTATGAACTTGATGGCGCACAAGCATATCGTTTTCAAAATAACGATGATATGGTTATCGCATGTCGAGGAACTCAACCAACTGAGTTTAATGACATTAAAGCAGACCTTAAAGCAGTACCAGTTGTTTCAGAAACAGTTAGTCGAGTACATCAGGGGTTTAAAAAAGAAGTAGATGAACTTTGGCCTATGGTTTTAGAAGATATTATGCGTAAACAAAACAATGATAAAACAATATGGTTTACTGGTCACAGTTTAGGAGCCGGTATGGCAACTATCATGGCAAGTAGATGCTGTCATGATAAATTAATACCTAATCCAGAAGAACTATACACATATGGTTCACCAAGGGTTGGGTGGAAAAAGTATTGCAAAAGTCTTGGCGTTGTACATCATCGTTGGGTTAATAACA